CTCAAGGCAAGCTACTACACCGGAACCCGTCTCACTGGGTACGATGATATCATCGCCGTACACAGTAAATTGAGAAGTTGCGTGAAGCAACGACTCATGCGACGGTTGCCTACCTGATTGGCTTATTATAGAATAAGCCACGATACTGGCGAAAACCATTGCTTCTATTGGAAAGCATAAAGCTGAACCCATAGAGGCGAATTTTCGTAACTCCAGTACCGAGCCATCAGGCATTTGAGCCCGTTGTGACCTACAGTCCTGAATCAGATCCAGGAATGTCGGGCAAGACTGGAAGACCCTCTTAACAAGATCATTACTGATCATGTCACTAGCGTCCTTCAAATCTATGGTAGCTAAGCTACCATCAATGGACCCAATCCTAGCGCGATCTTTGTTGATGAATTGGTCAACAAAATGGATGCATTGGTAAGGAGTAACCTCCTCCAAAAACATCATCAACGGCTTAGCGATACTTTGCTGCATAAGCATCATATAACTAGGCTCAACTGATATCGTTCTAGGAGCTTTTAAAGTTTTCGGAACCTGTACAACCCTAACGGGTGTCTCATTCTCTTCGGAAATGAAATCAATCGAAAGATCGAAATCATCACGAGGGAGAATAAGATTTTGAACAGGGAAAGAGCTCAAAGCTCTTTCTGGCCACACCGAAACGTCAAAACGGGAATTCCGTTTTAATCGTTCGGCTGTGGCGCCGGGCCCGAAAGAACCTGGAGCACCGAAAAGATGCTCTGAGAAACTTTCGAGTCGGCTCCAAAGAAGACTGCAGACACGATCGAAATCGCTGTTGCAGCTGCTAGGACATATTTCGAAGACTTCTTGGTCATTGTTTCGATACCTTTCATACGATTCTGAAATGCGTTTTTCAGAGCAAGGGCGCACGACCTTTTTGAAGAGGCGTGTTACCTGTCTGATAGCATAGATAGAGTCAATGCAAGGATCGGGCAATAACCAACCGTTGTCATCAAAGATACGTCTGAAGAAACCTTGCAGTAATGCAGGGAGACTCCCTCCTCTTTTCCAAGGTTTAAAACCTTCGAAATCGGAACGTGAGACGCGACCGGATGAAAGCCCTTTTAGAAGAGCATCATCTAGTCTGGGTAAGGTAATCGAAAGAAAACCCCACCCTTCTCTTTGATAACGATTACTTATCTCTAAGTAATCGCGTTCGACGGGTTGATCTGGCTGCAATCTTACATCGAGTAAGACCCGCCTGAGGAGCCTGGTCGGTATTTTCATCACTTCCTCCTTATATTACGAGGTGTGGTGAGACCGTTCCATGCACGATACCGGCGTTAGTTTTCGCCGGCAATGACTCGTTTGAGCTTTTCACCATCACTAGGATTGGTGAAGCCAAGCAAACCGGACCAGAGATTGAGCAAATCCGCATCGGAAAAACCGAAACGGGGCTCATCAAAGGCGAGAATGCAGGAGGCAGAAACCTCCTTCGAGACCCCAGAAATGGGGTCTTCAACTATCTTCGGCACGGTAAATCGCATTTCGCGACGAAACCGAGCAGCAGTCTTGTTCTGACGAACCGTCAGTTCAATATTGTCTGGGGCATAGAGAAAGCGGCCAAGGACTTCAGGATTTGAAGTACCTTGGCGAGCAAACACTTTGTCACCGAAGTAGTTGATAGTCATTGGATCGGGTAGCATGGAAATCTCCTATGTTCCATCG